CAGTAGGCGATGGCGGACAGACTGTTTCGATAAGTGGCGTACGCCAACAGAGAACGGGATTTGATGGCGAAGCAACCGTAATTAGAACATTTGATTCTTCGGGCGAAGCAACACATATGATGTACGGTGGCGGTGGTCAGCGTGGCAGAGGTGGCAGACAAGGAATTGATTCTCTCAACGGTAGTACAACGGCAACCAATAGTATGTGGGGGTTTGCACACGGAGCTGTTGCTATAGGAGGAGTAGGCGGAGAACAGAATTATACAAGTGGTGGTAGTCCGACTGTATATGCATATGCCGGTAACGCTTTTACTATGGACGGAGTGACATATCCTGCAGATGGATCTAACAGAGATCGTTCGGCAGTTAGTTCTGGAGGTTCAGTCAACTTAGGTCTTGGTATTGTAGGTGGAGTAAATCCAAATGCAGGCACTTCGAGTGAATATTTAGATTTTCAAGGGGTCGAGGCAGAACATGGACTTGCTTCAATAGCTCCGGCGCCTAGGGTTCCGGCTGAATGGGAAAATCATGTGATCGCTCCAAATGCTTCTAATATCAATGAGTTATGTACATTCAAAGGCGGTACTGCTATAGGCGAAACTAGCGGAGGGAGTGGACCTGCAGGTGGTTCAGGTTCCCCAATCGGCGCAGGTGGTGGCGGTAGTTCGGCGCAGGAAGGATCTGCTTCATCTGGACCTGGATCAAATGGCGGTATCATCGTTACATATTATGGATTACCTAATGCTACAGTCGTTGATTATGATTTACCAGAATTGCCTAGTACTGCACCTGCTAGAGTCCAGTTACCCTTTCCATCATATGAGGTTTCAGCATTCTCTGGTACTCTTAGTGGAACCTGTACATCATCAATGACTATCGCTAGTGGTGGCTCAGTGGAATTTGCAGTCAGTTCATCTGCCCAAGGTGGAGGCTCTAAGCCAGATAATTTTACGTGGCTAATTAGCGGAAATGCTATTGATTATGAAGTTAGGTTCTTACACGTTGAGTCTATTCAAGGCGGTGAGATGGAAGAAGATGCAGGCACAGGCTGGCTGAACTTATCAACTACTAGAACTTGGCGGGTCTTTGATGATGGCAATAGTGGAGAACCAAGTTTTACCAGTGGCACATTCTCTATTAGAGATGCCTCAACACAAACAGTACTTGCTAGTACTGAAGTTACACTGAGGGCAATACAGAGCCCATAAACACAACAAGGAGATATTGTATGGAAGACTTACAAGAAACCAATTCACCCCTAATCATTAGAGCAAGTAGAGGTGAAAGACTCCGAAAATCAATAGCCGCCCGACTGAGACGGCGCAACGTAAAGCTAACTAAAACTGTAAAATCTTTCAAACGAGAGAAAGAAGCTAAAGAACGAGTACGTGCAAAGCGCAGACTTCTAAGGCAAAAAAGATTTCGAAATAGTCAAAAAAGTGCTTGACAACCTAACTACATTATAGTATAGTTACTACATTGACATGCGCCTGTAACTCAGCGGATAGAGTGTCGGTCTACGAAACCGAAAGTCAGATGTTCAAATCATCTCAGGCGCACCAACAGTGGTAAAGGAGAAGAAATGGAAGACATGATTAGAGAAGCGGCATTACAACATGCTAAGGGTGAGTTAGAGAAAGCAAGGGTAAATGTGCATATCTATCTTTCTAATCCAGTTGGTATTGGTGAACACAGTGATGTGATTGAAGCCATTCAAGTTGAACTTGACAAAATGGCAACTGCTAGTGATCGCATTGAAATGCTAAATAAGCACTTTCCGGTATAATATTTTATGAGAAAGAAGCCTGACGATTTTTGGTATGGAGAACACTTTGCATGGTATGTAAAATGGGCAGCCACAGTTGCTATTTTAGTATCAGTTACTTTTCGTCAAGCTGGTGTAGACTGGCGGTTACTTGATCTAGGTTTTGGTGCTGTCGGCACCGCACTATGGTTATGGGTATCGATCATATGGAAAGATCGATCTCTTATAGTATTGAATAGTGTTATGTTGATTATGTTAGCCTCAGCATTATTACGAGAAGTGTAATGAGCGAGTGTGGTGGAATTGGTAGACACGCTAGATTTAGGTTCTAGTGTCGCAAGACGTGGAGGTTCAAGTCCTCTCACTCGTACCAAATACTCTGAGCGTAGTCTGTCACGTGTCAGAGGGATTAGGGTAAGACAGACTAGACTTATATTGGGCGTCGGTATAAGTCGAATTGAATCTTTACTGAACATCAGGTAAGAGATAGGGCGCCCCGAATTATGAAAGGATAATTTATGTTTACTGCACTAGTACTAATATGTCTGAACGGAGATATTGATGATAAGTGTCTCGTATCAAAGCATCCAGTTATTTTTGAGACAAAAGAGTCTTGTATTGAAATGATAGCTATGGGTATAAGGGGTAAAGTATTTCATGGTAAAGATCCAACAACTAATCAAGAATGGTCACCCATTGAGTGGAAGTGTGTAGACTGGATTGAAGATAAAATAGAAGTGTAGGAAAAGGGGCTTTCGCCCCTTTTCTTATTTCTTAGTCCAAGCTTGTGCGCCAAAGAATGCGGCGACAATACCGGCAACAGCGATAAAGTATACCCCTGCCATATCTCCTAGAATGTCACCAGCTTTCTCTAGACCAATTACGCTAGAGCCTACTACTAACACTGGATAAGCCAGCATACCATATAGTGAGAACCATGCCATCTTACGTTGGGCATCTCTCATTGCATCCTGATCTTCAAGTTCTTTTCTCTTGAACTCAAGATACATTGCTTCTTCTGCTTTAGACACTTTCCCGTCTCCGTTTGTATCTGCGGGATGATGTCCACTTGTTTTCAATTCTTCTTCCATCTTATTTTTCCTTTTTGATGATAGTCCAGGCGCCATATCCAATAGCACACCAAGCGGCGATATTTGCCAGCGGACTTGCAAGTAGAATGATACCACCCACAACAACCAAAGCAACTCCGTCAAGCGTTGTACGCTCAAGTAATCTACCTTTTAGCCAGTTCATTTTCCAACTCCTTTATTCTAGTTTCTAAATCATCGAAGCCCGCAAATTCACAGAGGTCTTTTGATGGATGTGCCATCTCCTCTAATTCTTCAATACGGTCTTCTAAGTCATCAATTTTTTTGGTGACATACGGGTACTTTTTTCTCCATGCATCCGTTGGTTGATCAAACCATGTCCACCCATAACGATCTCTCACAAAATCTAATACACTATCAAACTTGGCATAGCACCATAGTCCTGCTCTAGTGTCTTTGAAGTATGCGAGAAAAGCGGCACCAAATACAGATCCTAAGATCGCTGTATAGATCCAAAGGGTGTCGCCTAATAGCCTATCAATCAGTTCCATCGTTACACTCCGTATACTTTACGTAGTGGTTCATACCATGGTCATATGCTCCATCAAATGGAACGCCTTTCTGCCATGCACGAATTCTACCACGCCACTGATCCTTCACTCTCTGCCACCACGACATGTTTCTAATGTTGCCGTAGTAGTTGATGTATCTAGATGGACAGTGATGTATATATCCCATAACAGCAAATGGTACAGAAGGTACAACATCGTTGTTATTTACGTGTCTGAAGTGTGGAGTCTGAAAACTTTTAGTAAACTTTCTAGTTCCTACTCTGGGTGAGCCGTAAGTGTACAATGCATCTACTATGCTATCTAATCTACTAGTAGCGATAGTTGCCATTGCACCACCAAGAGAGTGTCCGCAAATGAATACTTTCTTGCCTTCTGCGTTTGACAGAAGTTCGTTGATGCTATCCCAGATTTTATCTACTTCAGTTTGAAATCCATTATGTACCCAACCAGAGCCGTTGTTGGCTCTATCTGGCATTGCGTTTAGGTCTGCCTTGATATCAGAAAACTCTGACGGTTCAGTTCCTCTAAATGCTATGATGAACTCTTCTTTGTTCCACATGACGTGACACTGAGCGCCATCGTTCTCTATGAATTTGTAGTTCTTATAGCCTAGGGGAGTGTATAGTTTCTTTGCTTCCTTGCCGTCAAGATAAGCATATTGTGCCATCAAAGCCATTCGATGACAGTGTGATTCGTAGTTCATATATTACTCCATAATTGGAATCTATTAGATATTTATGAAATAAGTGTCTTGACAAACAAGGTTTTATTGTGTAGAATAGCATAATAAAGGAGAACGGTATGACCACTTGTTGCCCTAATACTAAGGTAGCACGTACAGAAGGCATAACATATGCCGGTGACTTTTGTTTCAGATATGTCTTGACATTCTGTACAAAATGTGGTATGATATATCCAGTAACCTCAAATTTTAGAGATGGCAAAATTATGAACGAGACAAGTCTAAGAGAATTGTTTCTTGAGTACATTGAGAAGCAACGCAAATTCGAATTGAAAAAGTTTCACTTTGGTTCTGATGATCCAGAAGTAGTAGACGCACAGCAAGAAGCCAATTCGTATCGGCGTACTATTCTAGACCGTCTAGAGGAGATTGAGACATGAGTATGCATATGATTCAAGGCGTCAGAGCGCCAGTCAAGAAACGCAAGGCTGTAAAGATCAATATGGCTAAAGCAGAGATTGACTGGCGCAGATATAACAAAGACATGAGGCGCAAACACATGCACTCTTGTCAGTTCGAAACCCTTGATGATTACGTTGCATATATATCTGGTAAGCTAAAACCCAAAAAGAAGGAATTTGTGCCATATGAACCGCCGACAACAGTTTATGAACAGAATTATCCATCAGTCACGAAGACGGGCACAGTTCATGGAATTCCATCAGGAGGAACAAAAAAAGAGTCACCCGTCTACACAGGAGACTACATCGTCGGTATCGCCACAATGCATAAGTCCAATCTCGTTCCGGTCACAAGAGATCAAGACCCAGTAGAGTATGCCACTATGAGGAGAAACTAAGTGTCATTTAGTTTGAAAATTAGTTACGAGCAAGCAGATGAAATTGCTATCGCATCTATGATAGAACACCTTCAATATCTGAAAGAAGACCTAGAACTTATTGAGTCTAAAGTCAGTCAACCGAGAGACTTACAGGATTATCTTGAGATATATGATACAGCTAAGTCTATGCAAAACGTGCTTGCGTATTATGGTAAGCACATCACTTTAGAGGAACCAAAAATTGAAACGTAAACCAGAGTATGTTGTTGTAACCTGCGTAGAGCAGTTTCGTAATCGATACGTTATTCCTGTGGAAGAGTTACAAAAAATGAATCCAGATGTGCCTGTAGATCCTTCTTGGGCATTAGATTCAGTAACCTGTCAAGAAGTGAAAGAGTTCAGTCAACGTCATGTTGGCGAACAAATAATTGATGCTCAAGTTTTACGTGAGCCCGAGGTGTTACAGTTCTTTGATGCTGATAACGACTATTTACAATCGTGGGACGAGGAGTTCAAACTAGCATGGATAAATCACTGGAAAGCGAAACCTTCCGAAGAGGAAGAGGCGAAGTTCGAAGAGATACGCCAGAAACATACGAGCGCCAAGAGCGATACCACGAATACGTCCTCAGAAGACTGAGGGAGGAGAGAGTAGAAAATGAACGATTATTTGATGAGGGTGTTCACCGCACTGTCGATCTTGTTCAACGTGATACTAGGGGGAAGTAGTAACCAAACGTTTTCTGCCAGAAACTATGAGCGAAAGCGAAGCGGTCAGTTACATTTAGTAGAGTTCATCGACATGATCTTCTACACTGATCCTGAACATTGTTTGGGGTCTTGGGTAAACTGGCAAGTTCGAAAGACTGCCATAGAAACATTTCAAAGAGAAAAGCGGGAGAAAGAAAATGGGAACAGAACCCTTGAAGAGCGATCAAGGCATTATATCTAAGCTGAGAACTATGGCTCATTGGACCACTAAAGAGCCTTGGACATCAATGGCAGATCGTTTTGAAGAATTAGTTGAAATTGAAAAGAAGCATAGGAAAAAAAGCGATGGTGAAAATTTGGGGATCTAACAATTGTTTGCAATGCATAGAAAGCAAAAATCTATGTGAGCAATATAAGTTAGACTATGAGTTCATCGATATCGAGTCTAGTATGGATGCTAAGATGGACTTCTTTATGAAGTTTCCTGGTATCAATGTTATGCCTCAAATCGAATGGAATGGCAGACACATAAAATCTTATAATGATTTTTGTTCTGAGATTGAAAACACAATAAATGGATATGGAGAAGAAAGAATATGACACGTGAAGATATAATCGCAAAATTGAAAGAAGGCTTTGTTAGCATTGAGTTCGACAAAGTAGACGGCACTCGCAGAGTAATGCTTGCCACTTTACAAGAGGAATCACTGCCACCAGTGCGTCCCGAAAGTGACAATGCAGATGCAGTCAAAACTCGTCCAACACCTACGACATCACTTGCTGTCTTTGATATGGATGCGGCTGACTGGAGATCGTTTCGTTGGGACAGACTACGTTATGTTGACGGAGTAGACTTGCCCAATGGCGTTCAATAAAACTACTGGAGTAAACGAAAATGGCAAGGGCGGCACAGAACTTATGGCTGCCCGCATTTTCAAAGATGTAAATCAATCACTCCTAGACCAGTTTCAGATCATACACTCACGTTTTGCAGACGTAGAGTTAGATCCCACTAAAAAGAAAATACTTGTTGTACACGATCTGCCACAAGACAGTATGTACGACAAGCTAGCCAATGGTGGGTGGGAACAGTTTGATAAGATTGTATTCGTAAGCTACTGGCAACAACAGATGTTCAATGCCTATCGTGGAGTACCATACTCTGCCGGTACAGTCATTCGTAATGCTATAGAACCCATCGAGGCGCATGAGAAGCCTACAGATAAGATACGTCTAATCTACTTCTCTACGCCACATCGTGGTCTAGACATTCTCTATGCGGCATATAGAGAGTTATCAAAAGAGTTTGAGAATGAGATAGAACTAAACGTCTACTCATCTTTTGGACTCTATGGCTGGGAAGCTAATGATAAACCCTATGCCAATCTGTTCAAGCAGTTACGTGATCACAGACACATCAACTACCACAAGTCAGTATCTAATGATAAGATACGTGAAGCATTGAAGCGAAATCATATACTGGCTTATCCTTCTACATGGCAAGAGACATCTTGTCTCACACTAATCGAAGCGATGAGCGCAGGACTGTATTGTTTACACTCATCACTTGGGGCATTACCAGAGACTTCGTTTGGTATGACTGCTATGTATGACTACAACGAAGATCCACAGCAACATGCTAATCAATTCTACAGCGAACTTAGAACTTCCATCTTGCTATATAAAAATAAGAACCAGAGAAAAGCTATCACAAAACGGTTAGCCAATGATAAGGTCATATGTGACTTTCATCACAATTGGTCGACCAGAAAGCTAGAATGGAACAATTTATTGAAAAGATTATTGAATTAGGGGTTGACAATGGTTTTGAACCATGCTATAGTGACTTGTAATTCAAAATAGGAGGAGCATATGGCTTCACAAAAACAAAAAATCCGTGAGCAGATCGCTAAAGATCGTGGACCTTTACCAAAGCCCAAGCGAAAGCGTAAGCCCATGAGTGAAGAACAGAAAGCGGCTGCCGTTGAAAGACTGGCTGCGGCACGTGCTAAACGTGCGGCTAAATCAGGCCCACCTAAGAATATCCATCCAGATGTTCTTGCGTTGCCTGATGATGATACGTTATCTGTAAAGAATGTCCGTGGCTGGATAAAAACGCAAAAAGACTTGTTGTCGGCTGCCCGTCAAGAAGTACGTGCTAACGTGAAGGGTGCTGTAGCAAAAGCATTGCGACACGAAGGGTACATTCGTAATCTTGAACGTTACATTCGTGACGGTGTTTACTTAGACATGTTCTACGGTGAGCATCAACAGAACCGAATCAAGAAAGTGTGTCATGTTATGGCATACCATCCTGACGGTACACCCAAGCGTTCATACGGAGTGTGGTATCCTGACCTTGGTGCGACTTACATCGGCCCAGGAAAGATAGAGCGTGACGGCGTGATCGAAGAAGTTGATTATGTCTGATAATGTCATCGACTTTCGTGCCCGTAGAGAACAGCGTCTAGCAGAAGCTATAGAAGTAAGAAAGCGTAAGATCGAAGAACTGGTCGAGCGTGAAGACTTTATAGCAGACTTCGCTATGGGTGCGACAATCGATATAGTCGAAGCCTCATATGAATGTGGCTTTGACGTTACCCAAGACCCTATTGCCATTCGTGATATTATGATGTTGATGGAATCAGTGTCATCATTACTGAATAGGACAAAGGGAGAACGAACTGCATTTCACGATGTCACAGATGGTGTATTTACCTGGGATGAACGTAAGTGCGAAGAAGTGATGCAAGATTTCCTGCAAGATACGGAAATTTTTACTTGACAAAGGACATATTCTATGTTACTATATAAAATCATAGATATGGAGAAATTATTATGATCTTAGTAGACCTAAACCAGGTTATGATCAGCAACATGATGGCGCAGATCGGTAACCATAAAAACGCAATGATTGATGAGAATATGCTACGGCACATGATCCTCAATACACTTAGAGCCAACCGCAAGAAATTTCATGCTGAGTTTGGCGAACTAGTCATCTGTGCTGATGACAAAAACTATTGGCGAAGAAAATCTTATCCTTACTATAAGGCTAATCGTAAGAAACATCGTCAAGAATCGGAGTTAGATTGGAATGCAATCTTCACGTCTCTCAATAAGATTAGAGACGAACTCAAAGTATACTTCCCGTACAGAGTACTACAAATTGAAACTGCTGAAGCAGATGATATCATTGGTACTATCGTACACAAAGAGGGTGTCGATCTAAACATTCCTGGTGCAGAACCTATTCTTGTACTATCGGGTGATAAAGATTACATCCAACTTCATAAGTACGCTAACGTAAAGCAATATGATCCGACACGTAAGCGTTGGGTAACACACTCATCACCAGAGAAATATCTCTATGAGCATATCATCAAGGGTGATGCAGGTGATGGCGTACCAAATATCTTGTCACCAGACAATTGCTTCGTAATCGGTGAGCGACAGCGACCAATTACACAAAAGCGACTAGAAGAATGGCAAGACATAAATAACATGAAAGATGAAGTGAAGCGTAACTACCTGCGTAACAAGTCCCTCATCGATCTTGGACAAATACCTGATTACATCAGAAATCAAGTCCTTGATGAGTGGACAAGTGAGAATGAGAAAGACCGTTCGCAGTTGTTGAATTATTTCATTCACAACAAACTAAAAAACCTTATGGAAGTAATCTCGGAGTTCTAATTATGAGTACAATATCCTTGGCTGAAATTGTAAATACAGCCTGTGAAATGAAAACAAAGGAAGAGAAAGTTGCGTGGTTGCAAAAGCACAATTCTAAACCTCTTCGTAATATTATGAAAATTATGTATGATAAAAGCTTGAAGCTGAACATACCTAATTCAGAGCCACCATACGTGGCTTCTGAAATGCCTGAGTCTCATGGTCTGTTGTATCGTGAATCTCGTAAGCTACAGTACTTCGTAGAAGGCTTTGGTGGTGACCACATCAAGCCTGTTCGTAGAGAACAACTGTTTATTCAGATGCTTGAGTCAGTGGATAAACAAGACTCTAAATTGCTGTTGAAAATGATAAAACAGAAACCACTAAAAGGTCTGACTGCTAAAGTATTGCAGGAAGCATTAGGTGATTTCATTCCTGTAAAGAGTTCATGAGAAGAGAAGATATAAATGTCCAAGCGCAAGAAATTCCGGAATTGGTACGAGGACGAGGATGTTGAGGATCGCAGAGACGAAGAGAAGTTTCGAAAGAAAGACTCTAAGCGATATGATGCAAAGAAGTCTGCCATTCAACGGGCCAGAAAGCAAAAGGCAAAACAAAAAAATTCACTTTTATCGTAAAATACCTCTTGACAATTTGGATCAGTAGTGTTATACTAACTGTGAAATAAAGAAAGAGGTATAATATGAAAATAAGTGAGAAGTTGATATTGACAGATTGTGATGGTGTTATTCTTGATTGGGAATACGCTTTCACTCAATGGATGATTAGGCACGGTTACAAGTGCAATGGTTGTGAAGACAGCTATGATATCCACACTAGGTTCAATATCAACAAAGCCGAGTCTAAGAGGCTTGTAAGAATGTTCAATGAGAGTGCGGCTATTAGAAAGCTACCACCTCTCAGAGATGCTATGAAGTATATAAAGAAACTTCACGAAGAGCATGGTATTATCTTTCACGCTATTACTAGCTTGAGTAAAGATCAGTATGCATGTCATCTCAGAACTAAAAACTTGATCGAACTATTCGGTCCAACTGCATTTGAGAAGTATGTCTATCTAGACACTGGTGCAGATAAAGATGAAGAGTTGGCTAAGTACAAAGATACTGGCTGCCTCTGGGTTGAAGATAAGCCTGAGAACGCCGTATGTGGCGCCAACTTTGGTCTTCAGTCTGTTTTGATTGAACACGATCATAACAAAGATTTTTATCACGAAGATGTGCAAAAAGTATCTTCATGGAAGGAAATCTATGAAATGATGATATAAATACCAGAGTGATGGTAAGTATTGAAGCAGTCCATCTAGGGCTGCTTTTTTTATAGGAGAATGGAAAGTGCCAATATACAGTTTTGAAGACACCGAAAACGGTGAACAATTTGATATGATGATGAAGATAGCCGATAAAGAAGCTTGGCTAAAAAAGAATCCCCACATAAAACAAATTATAACTAAAGCACCCGCCTTTAGCTATGATTCTGTGGGACTAGGTGCCCGTAAGACCGACGATAACTTCAACTCGCTACTAAAGCATATCAAGAAGGGAAATTCCAAGGGTACTACGGAGTCAACAATAAAAACCCGATAATAACAATAAGGACATTAGATGCCTGCAACCAATCAACGTATCAGCAAAAAGCAACGTAGAGTACTTAGACAACAGGGAATTTTAGACGAAACAAATCAACTAACATCAAACTTTCACATTAGTCCGAACATTAGGCCAATGACTGAGAATCAGCGAATAGCATTCGAGTCATGGCAAGATGGATATAATCTAATGATGCACGGAATAGCAGGCACAGGTAAAACCTTTCTAGGTCTGTACTTCGCACTCAAAGATATTAGTAAACAATCCAATAATAGGGACAAAGTCTTCATCGTAAGATCGACAGTCCCATCCCGTAACCAGGGTTTCTTACCTGGTAGTCAGAAACAAAAAGAAGCTGTGTACGAAGAGCCTTATTATGATATTGCAAGTAAGATATTTGCTAGGGGAGATGCCTATCAGATACTAAAACAGAAGTCGATGGTCCAGTTTGCTTCTACCTCTTATCTTAGAGGATGCACTTTTGAGAATTGCACTATACTCGTAGATGAAGTGCAGAACATGAGTGACGGTGAATTACATACTATAATGACACGTGTAGGTGAGAACTCTAGAATCATCTTCTGTGGAGACATCAAGCAAGATGATCTTACCTCAGAGAGATTGAAAGAAGAGTCTGGCTTACGTGACTTTATGAGAGTGATTAGCCGAATGGATGAGTTTGATTTTATTGAGTTTGAAATTGATGATATTGTCAGAAGCCGCTTAGTGAAGTCATATATAATACAACGTGATAAATTAGGACTATAAATATGAGTACAGGTACATATATTGGTACTGCGAAAGTAGTAGAGGACACAGACGGCGAATTGCTGTTAGAGTTCGATGTTGAAACTCTCAATCAAATGGGTTGGGATGAAGAGACAATGCTTGAGTGGATCATTGACGAAGAAGAAATAACGCTAAGAGAGGCAAAAAATGGCAGAGACAAGACTGAGAGTATTTCAAAGGGCTAACGGTGAGCGTTTCGTAAAGCAGTTGACACAAGCAGAGTGTGACGCTTTCGTTGCGGATAATCCCGATCTTACACTGGTGCGATAATGCCAGGTAAAGGAATCACTAGAGCAGGAGACACGCATATTGGACATGCATCCCCAACTCCTAACCCGTTTCACAAAACTGCTTATGTTGCTAGTACTGCTAAGGTAATGGCAGATGGGATTTTTGTGATTCGTTTAGGCGACTCAACTGCTTGTGGAGATCCTGTTGTAGGAGCATCTGCTAAAGTGTATGCTCAAGGTCAACCAGTTCATAGAATTGGCGATGCTACTGGTGGTCACGGATCATGGGTGCCTAACGCATCTGCTAGTGGCTCTATAAAAGTCTTTGCATCATAAGGTGACAATATGCCAACAAGTAGATATTCGCAAGTTGTGGAGTTGCTAAAAGCAGACGTTCCAACGAGATCACTGTCAAATACTTCTAAGTTGGCTCTTGTCGCTGAACTGAAAGCAGAACTAGATCAGGCTATTGCTAATGAAGAGGAAAATGCAAAGCCTGATTATGCTAATCTACTACCATTGGCGGCAGGTGAGCCAGACGCTACAGTAAAACAAAAGTTGACTGATGAAGCATATAGATTTACTGCTCCACTCTCTGAAGCTGAAGAAGATTTATTCAACTTCGTACCTAGAGGTTATATTGAGAACAACCCTGGATTCGACTCCTCAAATAACTGGGTAAGTTATCTTGGTTCGTATCCAAACCCTAATACCGGAGAGTATTCCTAATGACGGCTAATGCGGCGGCAAATAACGTACTAGTAGAAGACCTGATCGTACAAAGGTCAGCGAAGGGCACCGCACTTACGTTTGATGAGATGGACTTCAACGTCCGTACTATTGCTAGATATCTTGACTTAGTAAGTGGCGCCACAATTGGTAACCTACAGATCCTTCTAGATGATCTAGCCGCAGACGTAGAACTTTCCTCAAACAACTTTCAAGACTTTACTGATGCAGTTGCGGCTCAACAGTTAGCAGTCAACACACAAATCCAAGCAGTAAACGTTCTTATTGCAAATACCGTTGCTGAGTTAGAAGCTACTGAGGCTGCCATTCTAGCGCAAGTGAATACAGAAGTTGTGGCACTAAGATCGTTTGTAAACACCGAGGTTACAGACGCAAGAAGCGATCTACAGGTAGCGATCAACAACGCAATTCAAACTCTATCGACTGGTGTTGATACTACTATCACCACATCGATTGCGGCTGCCACTAACACGATCAACCAAAGTATTCAGAGTTCAAGAGACTATGCCAACAGCCTAGTGCAAGGGTCTATAGCAACGCTAAACACTGCCATTGCTGATTCTGCAAATACGCTACAGCAAGCGATACTAGAAGCAAAGGCAAATGTCGTTTCTCAGACTGCGGCTAGTTATGTTACACAGACTGAACTAGAGTCTACAGTAACATCCATCAACTCTGCTAGATCACTAGACTTATCAGTAGTAGAAAGCCGTGTTACAAATAACGTGACATCTTCTATCGCTACACTAGAAGAAACTTTCGCAAACACCACAACTGGTCTTGCTCAAAGCATCACAAGCCTCGACACTTCATTGCGTGATGATGTAAATACTCAGATTCAGGCTGTTATCTCTACTACAGAAACAGCGGTACGAAATGTAAATACTGCATTGACACAGCGAGTATCAAACCTTGCGACAAGTGTAAACAATACGATCAACTCACGTATTGGTGAAATTCTTGTTACCGTTGCGAGTTCGAACACAACCCTTGCTTCATCGATCACTGCTATCGAAGCAAACTTGGCAGAGAACTATGCCACGATTACTGACCTATCGTCTGCACAGACAGGATTACAAACTGCAATATCAAATGCAGTCACGCAGTTAGAAGCGCAGGTCAATACGACTAACCAATCGCTATCTTCTTCTGTGACAACATTGACGGACGCTATCGCTAACGCAGAGTCCACTTCTGCACAAGCAGTAACAGATTTGCAGGCAACAATAAGCAATACTATTAGTTCAGAAGTCACAACTCTTCAGACCGCAATTGCCGATCAGAATACCGCACTGTCTCAACAGATTAGTACATTGAGTTCTACAGTAAGCAATAATATTACTGCATCAATCAACACACTAGAGACTGCACTAGCGACTACAAACACTGCCCTTGTGGGTCGTATTAGTACACTTGAGTCATCTGTATCGAATACAATTTCTGCACAGATTACGAACTTAGCAAATACAGTTGCGACCCAGAATACTGCATTGACAACTCAGATCAGCCAGCTAAATGCAACGCTGAGTAACAATATATCAAGTTCTGTTTCTACGCTTGAAAGTGCTATTAGTACTACCAATACCGCACTATCACAACGAATAACAAATCTTGATTCAACACTAAGCAATACTATATCAGCTAGTGTGACTACATTATCGGATGCTATCGCAAACGAGTCTAGTTCTAGGGCATCAGCATTGTCTACAATATCTTCTAGCGTAGCAAACAATGCGGCAGACATTAGTACACTTGAGACCACGATATCAAATACCAATACTGCATTGAGTCAACGTATCACTGCGGTGGACACTGCATTAGGTAACACCATCTCAAGTGAGATTAGTAATCTACAGACCAGTTTGTCAAATGCTCAGACGGCACTTGCACAGTCTATTACTAATCTAAACACGCAACTATCTAACACCATTTCTACTGAAGTGTCTACGCTTGAGTCTGCTATCAGCACAGTAAACACTGCAATAGGTACACGTGCAAGTGATATTCTTGTGACCGTAGCGAACACTTACGCAACTATCACAGACTTACAGACCGCAGAATCAACAGCGAACACTGCACTAGTTACACAGATCAACAACTTAGAATCGTCTTTATCTAATACCATTAGTGGACAGATTACAAGTGTACAAAACTTAGTTGCCAACTTAGAGAGTTCTGTTGCTTCAGATTTTACTACCTTATCAACAAACATTGCGAATACATATGCAACTCAGACCTCGTTATCGACAGCGATCAGTAGTGAGTCACAGGCGAGAACTACTGCCACTGATCTACTCACAACTCAGTTGGGAAGTAATGTTCGTGGTCTAAACTTGAACGCACACTTTGATTTTGGATACGATCACTACTCAGAGAATCCAAGTAGTTTCGATGCCCCATCTGAAACCAGTAAATTCAAACTTGAGTCAGATGATTCGACTCCTGATGTTGTTACTGGTGGTGAAGCACTTAGAATTGTAGGACCTGCACAACTTTTCTATAGATATCATCTGCCTGTAGATACCACTAGAACCTATAGAGTTCGCATCAGAGTAAAGTCGATAGGTACGACTAATGCTAGAATGTATGCTGGTGTTGCGACTTACGATAGAGCAGGAACACTACAAACAACTTCACCCGGTACACACAGATACGGTGCGGCGTCAAATGTATATCTTCCTTCTGATAACACGTGGCGTGTGTATGAAGGACTATTCACTGGAGCAGGTAATAGCACACATAATCAATTTAGAAGTGGTACAGCATATGCCATACCTATGATGATTGTAAACTATCAGGGCAACAACTCTCACATTACTCTAGTAGATGAGTTGACTCTTGAAGATGTGACAGAAGCAGAAGACAACAAAGCATTTATTCTTACGGTGCAAGATGCTGTTTCTAATCTATCGTCCTCTACTGCATCTACCTTGACAACACTACAAACAAGTTTTGCAAACACATATGCCACAAAGACAGAGTTGGCAACAGTTGCTTCTAACGCCAATGCCGCCTCTGTGAGTGTTTTGAGTACAATGAGAACAGAAGTTTCAACGATGAACACTTCGGTTCGTAGCGCCGCTGCCACTGCCGCCGATAATGCTCAGACTGCCGCTACAGCCGCAGGGGCGGCAGCCGCAGCCGCAGCCGCTGGTGCTGTAAACACTGCATTACGAGGAGTAATCTCTAGCGAAATATCCACGCTATCGACTTTGATATCTAACGTAAATACGTCACTTGTTTCAGACTTTACTTCTCTGAGTACTTCTTTTGATGGCATGAATACGACGGTAAGTACTCTATCAAGTTCTCTAGATGGTGTAAGAGGTAGCTATGGTGTTTCGGTAGATAATAATGGACACATTTCTGGTTTCTCATTAGTATCAACACTTGCAGAAGATTCGTCAAATGCTACTTCAGAATTTACGGTTGCGGCTAATAAATTCAATATTGTCAACCCAACTGATCTGAACAATTCGATAGCTCCGTTTGCTGTTATCACTAGTGGGGCAGATGCTGGCGTTTACGTGAACGGTGCTGTTATCAAGCCTGGGTCTATCACAGCAGAATCAATCAACGCTATCAATCTATCTAGTTTGTATGCGGACTTAGGAACAATTACGGCAGGTACTCTGTCAAACGCTTCAGGTACATTTTTCATCGATCTAAATAATGGTACAATAACAATTTCAGTATGAGGTAAAAATTATGGCTATAGAATTCGAATTAGGACAAAAGTGGTCCGTAGTATACGGTGAGTGGGAACAAGATGACGTGAACGGTGACTTTGAAGTTGTTGAAGAATCCGGTATCGAAGACACTATTCACATAGGTACTGGTATACTATGTACTAAGAAGTGGTCAGGTAAAGCATGGCAATTTAGAAAAGTAGATTGTGTTAGTCTTGCCGCAGAATATATTGATGAGGGTCTTGGTACTAATTACTGGGAATACTATATGAACGAAGTGAAGGGCGAGTTCTATCGAAATCACTTACACAGTGGTATTGCAGGATACTTTGATGAGCATATGCCCGACTTTCAGATTGTCGAAGATAATAATGATATTAGAAAATATGACGTTCTTGTGTATCAGCTATGGGATATTGATGATCTACAGAGCCCACATATAGGAGTCTATATCGGAGATGAGAAGTTGCTTACAATCGATCCTGGCAAGATGTCTTCAGAAGACCCATTAGACAGAAACAAAGTAATCAGAATATATAGGTGCATTCATGCCTAATCACACATTTTTCACATCAGCCGAATCTGGTAAAATTCTTATCAAGAATTATGATAGCAATGACACGCAGACATCGTTGAAAAATTTAGCAAACAGTCCCTCGACTTCAAACCAAGACTTGATCTTTCATAGTGACTTCAACTTCCTGACAATTGTTGGCACAGTATCACAGGCTTCGGTATCATTGCCAGCCTTCACTAGAAACGTGCATAGTTGGAGTAGTGGTGGTAAATGCTTTATCTCAACTGCGGCTTGTGAGATCATGGGACTAGATGATTACGGTCCAGCATTGCAAACTCTAAGAGACTATCGTGATGGTTGGATGTCTGAAACGGAAGAAGGCAGAAAACTTGTAGAGGAGTACTATGAAATGGCACCTGGTGTCGTAGATGCTATGAATAGTTTAGAAAATCCTATAGAAGCATATAGCGAACTTTATCATAAATATATTATGAAAGCAGTAACCGAAATAGAGAATGGCCAGAATGAAGAGGCACTTCACACGTACAGATCAATGTGTGATGTGGCTAAAGGTTATCTAGGAGAATGATTTGCCATCAGCATCTATACCAACGCTACAAACAAACACAGTTCTATTAGGCTCTAGTCCTATAACGAATCCTACATCTCTACTATTGAAAGTTGGTGGGGTGATTTATGGTGATGCCTACGATCTGGTAAACACAAACTACACCCGCAGAATATTTCCAACGTATAATGCCACAAACAATAATATCTACCTAACGTCTATTGATATTGCTCACGGCACAAATATGCCCACTACAACACTATCGAATGTTGAAGTCTTAGTAATAGGAGTTCAGTAATGGCTGGCATAAAAAGCTATAAAGGCGTATCAGTTTATAACATGGCTAGAGGCAGTATTGACTCTGACTTTGGCTATTCGGGCGATAAGCTGAATACTTCTAGATTGATTGTCCCAGGAACTAGTAGAAGGGTAGGTAGAATTAGGGCTACAGACACTAGTTTGCCCACATTCTCTGACGCTCTGGACTTTCTAGGTATACGCAATGGTACGATATCTTCTGGTGCAACATTCAGTAGAGGTATGGAATCTATAGAATATGTGGCGCAGTTGATAAAAGACTTCAAGACTGCAAACCCTACTACAACTGCACAAGTACAGTCTTATGGTATGGCTACGGCGCTAAACTGTTACCTTATTGCAGATGTTATCGAAGATCAGATGGGTGGCAGTACTGATGGCTTTCTGAATGACATGTTTCAGATAATGAATGGAGTTACCTTTCCTGGTAACTGGAAATTCTGGCAGATGCCTGGATACTATACGCCTAGTGCTTCTATAGCACAAAAGTGGAGATCATTCGTTACGTTAGATGGTGGTGTAGCCTCTAGTTCTCAATGGTCAGAATACGAAGTCAGAAAGAGGTATGCCCACGCAAATAACCTATTCAAGCCACTGATACTTCAGAATATGATAATGCGTCCTAGTGGCATATATACGTTTGCAACTCAAGCACTAAGTCCAAGTAGCAACACTGAATATCAAGAATACGAATACACACAAACAGGATTCACTACATCTAAACTCTATCTGAAGAAAGATCCTGCAGGTCAGTTTCAAACTGGCGGTCTAAAGAGATGTCCTGTGTTCAACGGATCAAGTAGTACTGGCTATATACCAGACAACCAAGAATTAGGTCACGGAGAAATTGCACCTGTATATTATCCAGAAGACCCACCAGTGACATACTCTCGTAGATTTAGATGCGACTTGAATAGTACTAGTACATATTGGTTCAGCGGGCTTGTTCACCAAGACGTGAAAATACCTAGTACTGGATATATTTCGCCACCTATCAATTTATTCGACAATATGTATTGGGCGCCTGCACCAACATTCAAATATAAAGCGTATGATGAAGCTGGAAATGTACAGACACTAAGCGTTTCTAATAGCACTCAGTACTCCTCAAATGGTGGACAAGAAAAATTCACTATCATGCAAAGACAATCCGGTCATCAACTTTCAAATACAGACTCAGCCCAGGCGTTGTCATTTAGACCTAAGATGGATTACTTTGCTACTACAGTAAATGGTCAAAAAGTTTTGAAGAAAGGTCGAGTATATTTTGGCGTGCCTGGAAATATATTATATCACACTACCCTGTATGCATCTATGATCATGGGCGGTTCCCTAAACTACAACAATCTACACGATAGACTTACAGATGGCGGTACTGGTCAAATGTCAGGATTTGGAGTTGGATTATCTGATAGTGATGTTATAGAGTGGAGAGTAGATTTTGGCTTAATGCGGTCTGGCTACAACGAGTGGGATCTTCCTAGCAATTGGTCAGACAGATTTGATATTACTAACTCGGGTGTGACTTCTGGTTTCACAGCTCCCGAGGACTTCAACACAGTTTACGGACAAATTGACCCACTAGTTTTTGACTTTGCGGTGACGCCATGACGCTGAAAGTAACATCAAATAACATAGAGATACTAAACTCTTCTGGAGTAACTAAGTTCAGTGCCGATGAGCCTCTACTATATGTTGCGGGATATGAATACGGAACAATAGATATGGGCTCAGGCACAAACAGTTCCGGCAGTGCGGTTTTCGTAGCGCAACACTATATACAGTTAGCATCAGCAATCGAAGACAATGAAGTGCCTGTTCTGTATATCACCATCACAGGATCATCTGATTTTGGAGATCCCGCTTCTGCATTGAGTAATGTGAGACAACCTGCGAATGCTGTAGTCCCTATTTACATTAGGGGATATCCTAGCGGTAACACACCAGCCTCAGATCAAACAACACTATCTATCGCTCCTCATGGTAAATTCGGATACTTAGTGAGACTTCATTATTATGGAACAAATCTAGGCTATGCTAACTCATTGTATGCATCCTCTCAGGGCATGACTGCACCAACACTATCATTTGATTGGGAATTATATAAATATCGTTATCTAGACGTATAGGAGATTATTATGAATATAGACAATTATGAAATCAGTATCCTACGATTTGCCGCAAACAACGTAGAACGAACATCAATAGCACAAGTCGCATTGACTGAGGAAGTGGCAGAAGGCATCATTCGTCAGGTAGGCATATATGACTTATCCCTAGCTAGAGCGTTCACTTCTGTTGGCGATCCACAACTACTTCTTGCTATTCGTGAGAAGCTAGAATCAATTCCCGAATAAAAAAGCTTGACATTTACGGACCCATGTGTTATTCTATAGCATAGAATAAATTAGGATTATTATGTTTACACACGTAGAGTTAGATAAAAGTAATGTCCCAGAGTTAGAGTGCGAAACTCTTCCTACTGGTCGGACATACCAAACACCCGAGGGCAACAAGTACCCATCGATCACTACAGTTCTGAGTCTCAGAGGCAAAGAAGGCATTCTCGCTTGGAGAAAAAGAGTGGGAGAAGAAGTTGCTAATAAGATCAGTCAACAAGCCGCTACACGTGGTACTGCGGTACACACGCTGGCAGAAGACTATTTGAACAATAAAGAAGACTGGGCTAAGAAAGCTATGCCAGCGAATATCTTCTCGTTCAATCAGATCAAGCCCATCTTAGATGAGCGAGTCAATAATATCTGGGCGCAAGAAGTCCCACTATATTCTGATAAGTTCAAGATAGCTGGTCGAGTAGACTGTATTGCTGAGTTCGATAATGAACTAACAATCATCGATTTCAAGACATCACGTAAGCCAAAGAAAGAGGAGTGGATTCAAGGCTACTTCACTCAAGCGGCTTTCTATGCGGCAGCCTTCTATGAGAGAACTGGTGTTCCTATCAAGAAGTTTGCTATTATCATTGCTGTAGACGATAATGAACCACAAGTCTTCACGGGTAACACCTTTGACTATCTCAAAGAGTTACTAGAAATAAGAATTGAGTACGCAGAGGTAAAAGGTATATGACGTTTATAGAAACTTTAGTCGGTATTGTATTAGTCGCTGTAGGTGCGAAAATTCTGTGGGTAGCCACACTCATCAATGATGAACGTAAGAAAGCCTACAGAGCAGGCACACATGACTACTATGGTAACAAAATCAAGGAAGACGAATAGTGGCAACAAAGAACGACATCACTGGTGATTCTATCAAGTCTAAAGGACTGTCTCAGCAAGGCCGAGATAACTGGGATAGGATCTTCGGTGAGAAGAATCAGAGACATAAACAGCAAGACATGACTGAACTCAATGGCGATGGTAATCGTGATAGAGGTCGTTATGGCGAAGACCTAGAGAGCAAAAAAAAGTAAAAAAAGTTCAAAAAAAGGGTTGACATCTCTGTATTTCCATATATAATGTACTAGTAATTGAGAGGAAATATGATTATGAATGTTTATGAAGCCCTAAAGTTTGCGACTAAAGCGCACGAAGGGCAAGTTCGGAAATATACTGGTGAAGAATACATCACTCACCCTGTTGCTGTAGCAGATATGGTCGAACATTACCTAGATAGCATAGGGTTCTATACAGAAGAGCAGATTCAAACTGCTATCCAAATTGCTATACTCCACGACACTGTAGAAGACTGTGATGTCACTATCGAAGAGATCGAAGAACTCTTTGGTGCTGACGTTGCTCAAGGTGTCTGGTTTCTTACCAAGACTCCCGCTTTCGTGGGAAATCGGGCTCAACGGAAAGCACTGTGCGAAGCACGGCTAGCCCAAGCGCCTGAAATCATCAAGATCATCAAAACGTGTGATATGCATCACAACAGCAAGAGCATCGAAGAGCATGATGCCAACTTCTGGGAGCTTTTCAAGAAAGAGACCAAGGCTTTGTTGATTGCAATGGACACTACAGATGTTATGTTTGAACTAATAGAATTGGAGAAAGAATGATGACGTATAATCGTGCAATAACTGTTTTGACCCGTAGAGCAACCGAGTTCTACGGTAAAACGTTTGAATGGCTTGTTGATGCTATGGATAATGGCTTTGATGAGAACCTAACTGTTACTGAAGCTTATAAAATATATAAAATGGAGACAAACTATGTGGGTAGCTAAACCGAATCTGAACAATAACAACGGCATCAAAGAATTTGAAGATGTCAAGCAAGCAGTGGCGTACTTAGAAGAGTACACTGGTATTGAGATGGCTTATGATCGTTGCCGTAAGACCAAGAAGATCACCTATGATTGGCAACTTCTAGATAAGCTGTGGGAAAAAAGTTGAAAATAATTTCACTTTTTTTGAAAAAAGTGGTTGACAATGTGGTCCAACCTGCTATTATATATCTGTAATCAAAAGAAACGGAGAAAAAATTATGGCTTACGTATCACAAGAAATGAAGAAAGAACTCGCTCCTGCTATCAAAGCAGTCCTGAAAGAGTTCGGCATGAAGGGCAGTATTGCTGTTCGTAACCACTCAACTATTTGTGTGAATATCAAGTCAGGTAAAATTGACTTCTCTGAGAACTACACCCACGGTGATCGTTACATTCAAGTCAATGAGTACTGGATTGATGAGCATTACGAAGGTGTTGCTCAGAAGTTTCTGAACAAGTTGTTAGCGGCAATGAAAGGTCCTAACTACTTCAACAATGATGATGCGATGACTGATTACTTTCACCGTTCGCATTACACCGATATCAATATCGGTCAGTGGAACAAACCTTATGAGGTAACTGCATAATGTATGAAGTAAAGAATAGCGAAGGCGAAACAGTTTGCCTTTGCACTCGCCTTGAAGATGCCCAGTCATTTGAGTCTGCCGGAAAAATCGACAAGACTGAATACACCATAATCCATTATCCGATAAAAGTAAAGGAAACAAATATGTCGCAAGTTGCAGTAATCCATACAGCCTTCGAAGAAAGTCCACGAACGGTTGCTTTTGTAAACATTCCCGAAGACGCTCGGTCAACTGATGAGGCTCTAGAATATGCCTATCGTTGGACTAACAACGTCATGGGTTCTTGGAGTCGAACTGATATCGAAGATAACGGTGACTATAATCCAGACGTAACTGTTATGGCTTCTCTAGGTGAAGGTGGCATGGGTCTTCGATCTACTTCGATGGGTGACCAAATGCTGATCGGCAATAAGAAATACAAAGTTGCCGCTTTCGGATTTGAGGAGATCGTGTAGTGATAACTCCTACCGAGTTCTATGCAATGCTTGAACAGCATGATTGGTTTTATAGCTACTCAGACGACCATCGTGTCTGGACTGCGGGCAATGAAGCCAATCGAAAACTTCAGTCTATCATTCAAGAGGAATCTCTCTTGACCCGAATGTATATTGACTACGCCAAGTGCGTTCACAATCCCGATCTTTCTAAGCCTAAGCTTGAAGACTATTTGAAATTTGAGGAGAAATAAATGATTAGTGAACTAGTAAATGATGTTATGGTAATTGAGTCCGTGCTGATTGCAATGGACGAAGGTGCCAGTGATGAGAAGCGAGCGGCTATCTATTCTTTGGAAAAGATGATGCACGAAAAGCAGGCAGTTATCGATGCCTTTGAGAAAGCCTTTGCTGAGTAATGTTCACGAATGAGTTTGAATGGGATGCCAGTATCACAACTGTTATGGACGAGACTGGTAAGTTAGAGGATGTGGAACTTATCATTGATGATGATATGGTGTATATCAAACAGTGGACAGAGAAAGAACATATGCCCGCTGATTTGATTTGCTTGACACCTAAGATGTTTTCTGATATGATAGAAGCACTGAACCAAACAGAAGGGTTCTATATAACAAGGTATAAAAGATGAACATATTTATTTTACATGACGATCCAGTCAAAGCGGCTCAAGACCAGTGTGACAAGCACGTGGTCAAAATGATTGTAGAGTCTGCCCAGATGCTATCTACAGCCCATCGTATGCTTGACGGCACGATGGAGTTACGACCATCTAAGTCTGGTAAGCGCATGGTAAAATATTACGTTCATCCAAACGACAACTACGAAGGTGTACTATATAAAGCAGTACACCATTTTCATCCTTGCACCATATGGACAATGGAGTCTAGCGATAACTACAAGTGGCACTATGAGCATTTTATCGCTTTGTGCAAAGAGTATGAATACAGGTATGGTAAGCAACACAGTACATATGGCTTACTAAAAGATATCTTAGCACCACTGCCTAAGAATATTCCGAATGTGGGGCTAACTAAATTCAGATTGGCTATGCAAGCCAATCCAGAGTGTATGTTTGAAGACAGCGTGAAATCTTATCGTGCCTTCTATCATACTAAACAAAGCCGTTTCAAAATGGCATGGACAAAACGTAGTGTCCCAAATTGGTTCGTTTTTGCATAGGAGAGATTTATGAAATATTATAAGATAGAACCGACCTATAAGAAGTCCGTAGTAGAGTGGACAATATTTAGGCGTGAAGTTGAAGGTAAGCCACAGTTTCTTAGAAAAGAGTTGGGTTGGCGATGGGGATCATTTCTCATTCAAGTTCCCGACACTGATGCTGAGAAGCTTGAGTGGGCAAAAGATAAAGGGTACGATTCAGTACAAGAATGTTTAGAAGACTACTATGGTCACGAAGACGTAGACAGTAATCCAGACCTCTCTGAATACTTACTACCTGACCCAGAGGATGATTACATCGAACTTGAAGACTTTGAGTCCGAGATGATCGAATGTTGGGATGGCTGTTGGGATGATTGGTCCATCTCTACCCCAAGTGCCGATGAAGATGAAGTGATGGACGAGGAAGAAGAGGATGCAATTCTCGAGGCTGCCCAAATCGCATATGATGAGGAGTACGAGGAAGGCGTTGAATCGTTAGGTTGGACATTCGTAGATTGTCAATTCGATATTTGCTGTACGACTACGGCAGTAGAATGTGATGAACACGGTATGGTCCCAGAAGATGAATAATAAAAACAAGGAGACTTATGGCAACAAAAGCAAAGGCGTTTAGTGCGGTACACGTTAGGACCCACAAAAAAACTTCTATAGGAAGAAAGCCAAAGATGGCATCAATGAACAAGTCAAAGAAGGCTAGCTTCAAGCATTATAGAGGGCAAGGTAAATGAATCAGTATGAAGATTTTCCACCGTGGCTGATCAAGGGCGGAACATTATTTTGGATAGGTATGATAGTATATCTTTTGATAATATCTAATTTCCAAACAGAAGAGGTTGACACCCCAAAAGAACCTGTGATAGAATACACGTTTCATGGGCATCCAATTATAGTTGAAGAACTAGAGCCCATCAAGCCTATTGTAGAACCAATTGAGATTGTACCTGAAGAGGAATAATAATGAATATCAAACATGCACCTATTTTCGATACCAAAAGAGTTGAGAGACTATACAGTGAGAAAGATGGTGTACCAGTGAAGTACATATGTACTACCGACTTATCAGTGAGTGATAGACCCATTGATGTTTTCTATAGAGATACACCACATCCTGAATTTGGCAATAGATACTTCGGTCTCTTTCGTAATACCCATCCAGCGGCAGACGCAGACGGGAATATATTGATTACGAATGCCGATGAAATCGAATCATACGAATTTGGTATGATCGAAGATAAAGATGGATGGATGTGGTACTCCCAGTGTCATCATGACTGCTTATTCTTAGATGGTAAGATGATCGATGGTGGTCGCCAATACATTAGATCCACTGGTGATCATGTGGTCTTTGCCGTAAAAAATGGCAAATTTATTGAAAAAAAGTGAAAATAATTGAAAAAAGGGGTTGACAACCCCATCAAATCCATGTAGGATGTACATGTAACTGAGAGAGGTGATGTATGTTCAATCAAAAATCTGTTCTTGCCCGTCTTCTTGCTAATGAGAATATCACGGTTCAGCAAGGCAATTATGAGTCCGCATACTTCGATGTCAAGTCACGTACACTCGGAATTCCATTATGGAAAGATATGAGTAAAGACGTGCTAGACCTATTGGTCGGTCACGAAGTATCCCACGCTCTATTCACACCAGCAGACTTCAACAAGTATATGTCAGAGGGCATTCCGCACTCTTGGCTAAACATCGTTGAGGACGTGCGTATTGAGAAGTTGATTCTCCGCAAGTACCCCGGTCTAGTTAGTAACTTCAAGCGTGGCTACCACGAACTGATGTATGGTGACTTCGACCTGTTCAACATCAAAGGTCTAGATTTCGAAAAGATGGTCTTCATGGATCGTTTGAATGTTCATGCTAAAGCACGTGATATGGTAAACGTACCATTCAACGATGATGAGATTCCCTTTGTCAACCAAGCTAAGGCTTGTGAGACATATGAGGATGTAGTTCAGTGTTGCCGTGACATTCAAGCCTTTCTGAAAGAGAAGGGTGAAGAGACTCCTCAAGAATCAGAAGAAATAAAGATCGATCCTGAAAGTCTGCAAGACCTTCTCGACCAACTATCTTCTGAAAAAGTAGAAGATGATGACGATGGTGAAAGTTCTAGCGACTCGTCCAGTGAGTCTGAAGAAGGCGAAGAGGGTGAAGAGCCTGGCGAATCTTCTACTGACTCTGAAGAAGGTGAAGAGGGCGAAGAATCTAGCGACTCATCCACTGAGTCTGGTGATGGTGATGAAGAGACTGATGAGGAATCAGAATCATCTAGCGACACTGATGAAGAGGGTGAGACCTCAGAAGATGTTGCTGAGACTCCTCAACTGCCAAGCGGTAACTCTGATCAAGAAGCTTTCACCGATAAAGCCTATGAAGACAATCAGAAAGACCTAGTTCAAGGTAAAAGCAAAGCTTATGTCGAAGGTATCAAAGCCAGCGATTTGAGTAACATTGTTATTCCCTACAACGTGGTTGCTGAGTTGCGTCAAAAGCGTATCGATGTCATCAAAAAGCATGAGAGCCACTACTACTTGGATGAAGAGACTGTCTTCCCTACTGTCGCTTTCAATGAATGGATGACCGACACCAAGCGTGTGGTAAATCTCATGGTCAAAGAATTTGAGATGCGTAAGGCAGCCTATCGTTCAGCCCGTGCCCGTACTTCTACACGTGGTACGCTTGATGTAAACAAGCTTCACAAGTACAAGTATGAAGACAACCTCTTCAAGCAGGCACGTCAACTGGCAGATGCCAAGAACCACGGCATGCTGATGGTAATCGATTACTCTGGTTCTATGCACCGCATGATGCCTTCTGTGATCAAGCAAACTCTTGCTCTGGCAATGTTCTGCAAGCGAGTTGGTATTCCGTTCGAAGTTTACAACTTCACTACCTTCAGTAGCCGTGACAGTGATCACCCATTCATCGCTAAGATGGTCGAAGCCAAGAAGCAACGTAAGGTTGCGATACGTGATGGTGTGACTACTTTTGATTTTGATGAACTGGCAATGTGTGAATTGATGAACTCATCCATGCGTAAATCAGATTATGAGATGGCTCAGAAAATGCTGTTCTGGCAAACAACGGGTCGTTACATGGGACCAGGTACTTCAAGTGTTGAAGAACTCGGATCTACTCCTCTGAACTCCGCTCTGATGGCTAGCGTTCACCTGCTCAAGAAGTTCCGTGCAAAGTATGCCGTCGAAAAGATGAACCTAGTGACTCTTACTGATGGCGACAGTAACTACCCTCACACCAACTACGGCAACGATCTATACGTCCGACGTGATGATGCTGTTGATCGTGGTGAGCGTTTTGAAGTTCCTGATGACTACATGGTCAATGTTGACGGCAAGCTTGTCGAATACTCTGGTCGTAGGTACTACGGTGGAAATTCTCGAAAGTTCACCACTGGTATTCTTGATGCAATCAAGGGCATGGGAGTTACCACGATCAACTACTATGTGGCTGAACGTGCTAAGGACTTCACGTACCAAGTTCGTGGAATGTTTGGCTGGGATGATACAATCTTACGTACGGCTCGTAAAGAGTTACGTGATAAGGGTGTTTACACCGTGGACAATCAGTTCGGATACGACCGTCGCTTCGTTCTCATGAATGAACAGGTCAGTGCTGAGGTCGAGGAACTGGAAGTCAACAGTTCTATGACTGCGGCTCAGGCTGCCCGAGCATTCAAGAAGTCCAGTTCTTCTAAAAAGAAGAGCCGAGTGATTACTCAAAAATTCGCTGAGATTGTCGCCTAAAATAAATTGAAAAAAAGTGAAAAAAAAGCTTGACAATCTGGTGGATCCTGTTAGGATATAGACTGAATTGAGGAGATACTGTATGAATTATGAAGTCCAAATGATCGAAAACATCAAAGAGTTTGAGGGTATGGTACCCTCTGGCTTTGATCTCGTTGAGTTTGAAGAGGGTACTGACCCAGCTGATGGGCTAGTTCTCTACGGCTTTGATGAAGTTGGCATGTTCGGCTTCAAAAATCCTCGTCACGCTTTTTTGAAATTTATTTGAAAAAGGGGTTGACATTGCCTACAGAATGGTGTAGGATACACTAGTAATGACAATTGAGAGAGACTATATTATGAAAATATCTGATACACAAGCAAGTTTGTTGGACCAATTCGTTGCGGCGAATCCAGAGCAATCCACGTTCGAACGGGCTGAACTCTTTGAGTTCGCTGAGAACAATGGATATAGTGGCTCTGCCGCTTATACACTGATGAAGAAACTACCTCGTGTAGGTCGTGGTGTTTACGAAATGGTCGGGTCAGGCAATGTAGTGCCCATGCCCACTGTTCAGCCTGCGGCGATAGCGCCCGCTGTTCAGCAAATAACTGCGCCTCAGGTGCAGTCTACAGTCAACTCGGAAGTCTTCATTCCATCGAAGATTGCTGAGTTTGTCAAGTGGGGTTACTTTGCGGATGTCAAAAAGATTATTGACTCCAAGATGTTCTTCCCCATGTTCATCTCTGGTCTATCTGGTAACGGTAAGACTATGATGGTTGAACAGGCTTGCGCCCTAGCCAAGCGTGAATATGTCCGTGTTCAAATTACTCCCGAAACTGATGAGGATGATTTGATTGGTGGATTCCGCTTGCTTGATGGCGAGACCGTCTTCTCGAAAGGCCCGGTCATCAAGGCGATGGAAGCTGGTGCAGTATTACTCATCGATGAGATTGACCGTGGGTCAAACAAGTTGATGGCTCTGCAAGGCGTACTAGAGGGCAAGCCTGTTCTTATCAAGAAAACCGGTGAGATGATTCACCCAGCCCCAGGGTTCAACGTTATTGCTACTGCGAATACTAAGGGTCAAGGTGATGAAGCTGGTCGTTTCATTGCGGCTACGATCATCGATGAGGCGTTCCTTGAGCGTTTCAATGTCACTCTTGAACAACCCTACGCTTCTGCGGCTGTTGAGAAAAAGATCATTGTCAACCACATGGACAAGTTTGGCAGTGCCGATGCTGAGTTCGCTGAGAACCTCGTCAAGTGGGGACAAGCGATCCGTAAGACCTTCGAAGATGGTGGGGTCGATGATATTATCTCAACCCGCCGTATGTGTCACATCGTTCAAACCTTCTCTATCTTTGGTGATAAGATGAAGTCTATTGAACTCTGTGTCAACCGTTTCGATGCTGATACACGTGCCGCATTCTTGGATCTCTATGAGAAAATTGATGCTGGTATGGATGAAGCCAACACTTCGGTTGAGGGTGAGTACTCTTACACAGAATCAGATGAACCATCGTTCTAAGAATGATATATAGTGATACGAGGGAGAACTATCTCCCTCTTTATACAAAGGAATGAATATGCTAAAGTATGCCCTAGGGCTAGCCGCTATCTCTTCTATGTATTTTCAAAATGCTTATTACGGTATTGAAATTGTAGCAATGCTTTTAGTTTGTTTCAGTTTAGTATTCTATAAGCTGGTGTTCGATCTTGTCACAGGACAATCTGCATCTAATCTAAGCTTTGAAAATACATGGCAAGATATGTGGACGCAACGTCTACTACATATATTAGGAGTGATAGCATTATCAAAAGCTGGTAACGAATATTTTTATGTATTAGCGTTCATCGCACCATGGATGATAATAAATATTTTTACTGATGGTTTGAACTCATTGGTGCGAATGGAGATATTAGAATTCAACGACAGAGAGGAGTAAAAATGCAACATAGTGTGGAGCAATTGATCGAACGTATAAATGCAATGCACGATAAGGCAATTGAGGTGCACCGCCTTAGAAATCAGTATAGCAGTCTTAGTGAAAAAACTTACGATAAAAGTACTTGTCAGGAACTAATACGAGACATTCAAGCAATGGCACTTGGTATAGCTATGGACAAACAAGGTGATGATATCATCACAGAAATGGATAGCTGGAAGTATTAGCTGAAATAATTAGAATAGGTTTTATGGTCTTTTTCCTAAATAAAAGGCCCTCTCTCAAACTTTAGGGATCCTTCGGGATCCCTTTTTTTATTAAAAATTTACACTCTGGATAGGCCGCATTTGTATAAATAAGAGTGCATGGGAGGAAACTATGGATTTTTTACAACTAGTAGCTGATGTAGGTTTTCCCATTGCGTCTGCAATAGCAGGCGGGTTTTTTGTATTTTTAACTTTGCGATTTATTCTTGCAGGTGTTCTGGATAATATTACCACACAACGGAGCTTTGTCAAATCGTTAGACAACCGTGTGAAAACCATGAACAATGAATTGGTTCGAATTGATATTTTGATGTGTAGTGCCTTTGGCATTAGACCCGACTTAGACCGTATAGCAAGAGCAGATGGGCAAACAGACGCAAGGAAAGACTGAGATGATTTGGAAGAATTTACTGCTTATGAAATTTGATAACGGATTTAGAATTTTGAGTGAGAAAGATACTGAAGATAAATTCTACGTTGTTGATGATATAGAGATAGAAGTGGGTGACGTATTTAGGGTTGGTCCTAATGGCTATTTTGAGCGTATTGGTAATACGAATGAAGAGGTAGCCCAAGCTGAAGAGGTATATGAAAATGCTGTGGCTTGAATACGTAATCGAACAATCAGGTAGTAACTGGCGAGTCAAAGGTGACTGGCCAGGCGAAATAATGGGTATCCAAGAAGACGGTACTCAAAAAGGTAGTCATTTGTATAGACCAGGTGACAGGTTTGAGGTTAGCGAAGAAGGCTGGCTGGTGAAGGTAGAACAGGAGTAGCATGGACTCTTCGGTTTTAGGGGATGCGATAGCGCAATATGGATTTCCCATTATTGCGGCCTTCGGTCTTGGATACTTCATTTACTATATATGGATATGGGTGACTAGAGAAGTTGATCCTGTAATCAATGAATCTCACATGACATTGATTGCGCTTATAGATAGAATACGTATGATGGATAATGACCTTATCCGATTGAACACTAAACTAAACATGATCTTGCAGGAGCAAGAACGAATCAAAAATGAAAATGCTTATGAAAAAGAAAACAATAATAACAGTACTGGTAGTATCGACACTGAGTCTACTGACAGTACCAGCTAACGCCAGTGAACTAGTATGGGGGTTCAAGAACCCTTCGTTCAGTGGTATCGGCTATTCACAACACGTGTTGAGTACAGAACAACTTCAACACAATCGAAAAGAAGAACTACGAAAAGAAGCGGAAGCAGAAGCTAGACGCATAGAAAGAGAGTTAGAAAACTCTACACTCAATAAATTTTTGAGAAACATTGAATCAAGAATTTATGCCACTCTATCAAAACAAATGGTTGATGCTATGTTCGCTGATTGTGCGGACTCTTGCTCAAACACAGGCACTGCCGAGATAGAAGGTAGCACAATCACATGGCTAAGAGATGATGTAACTGGATCGATCACTCTTACCATTGTTGATGCTGATGGCAATGTAACTGAAATTACAATCCCTGGACAAGGGGAGTTTGGATTCTAAGATGAGACAACTAGTTGGTATCTTTGCTATGATTGCATTCCTACAAGGGTGCGCTGTGGTTCCAAGTTTACAGACTTTGAACAATGTGGAGATATCTCCTATAGTACAAGAAAGTCCAGTGAGTGATCGATTAGCGGCTGTGCCCCCTATTGATGGAGAGAAGTTGACTGTAGCAGTCTACGGCTTTCTAGACAAGACGGGACAAAGAAAGCCATCGGACTCAGTGGCAAATCTGTCTAGTGCGGTAACACAGGGCGCTGAAGCCTGGGTGATCAAAGCACTACAAGAAGTCGGCAACGGTGAATGGTTTGACGTTGTTGAGCGTGTTGGCATGGACAACCTTATAAAGGAACGCCAGCTGATACGTAATACCCGTGAAGTGTATGAGAAGAACGCTAAGTCGGGACCTACTCCTTTACAGCCCATGATATTTGCTGGGTTGATACTTGAAGGAGGCATAGTTGGTTATGATAGTAATACTGCCGTAGGTGGTGTTGGTGCTAGATACTTAGGCATCGGTGCTTCTACTGAGTATAGAATAGACACTGTTACTGTCGTTATGCGACTCGTTAGCGTTTCCACTGGAAAAGTTATGATGAGCATTGCTACAGAAAAGTCTGTTGCTAGTTATAGGTCTGGATTTGATGTCTTTAGATTCCACGAAATGGGTACTAAATTATTGGAATTAGAAAACGGTTATTCCGTCAATGAACCTATCAACTACGCCGTGAGAGCGGCCGTTGAACAAGGTGTTATAGAAATGATAAATGACGGTGTAAAAAAAGGCCTATGGTCATATAAAAAAGAAAACGAGGAAGACTGATGCTAAAAAGAGCAACTATTTTATCATATCTTTTTGCTATGTTTATCAGTCCTGCGGTACTTGCTAATGAAATATACATCACGCAAGTCGGTGACACATTGGACCTGGACATCGTTCAAGATGGACAGGACAACAAAATCGGTAATTCAACTACCGGTGTTACCCTTGACGGCGATACCATGACTTTCAGTATAACACAAACTGGTAACTTCAACGTAATTGATGCGGTTATCAAGGGTAATACTTATACTGGAACATGGGATTTTTTAGGTGATTCGAATACTGTCGATCTAACTTGTGATCAGACATCTGGAGTAAACTGTGAAACTGTTACTTTAGATATTGACACAGATGGAGACAATAATGATTTTGAATTCTACATCGGTGAAAATGCTGATGCACAGAATTTGATCGCTGACTTTACCGTAACAGGTGATAACAGTGCATTCGTGAATACTATCGACGGAGAAGATGCAAACATTACTGTAACTATGAATAACGCTAATAGCTTGGCGGCTACAAGCGCAAATTCAGATGAAGGTAACGTATTGACTCTTGACGTAGACGGAAATGGGGACGTAAATGGACACACAATTACACTAACAGTAGTTGGTGGTGGTTCTACGTACAACATCACTCAAAGTGGTGTCTATGACAACACTGTCGTAGCATCCTTTACTGGTGATTCCCACGATGTTGATATCACACAAGTAGACTAATGGAATGAGACCTTATGTTGTCGTTTTCCTGGCACTATTTTCTTTGGCATCTAATGCTGTAGCGAATACTGCTGGTAAAATAACTGAATATAAGGGAAGTGGAGTTCTCGAAAGAGGACGCTCTATTATCGACGGTGCGGTTGATATTGGTGTACAGCCAATGGATACTGCTGTAACTGAGCGAGGTAAAATGCGTATCGACTTCATTGACGATACACGTGTTGATCTCACTGAACACACCCGATTGATAATAGACGAGTTTGTTTATGACCCTGGCGCTGGTAAAGGTCAGCTAGGCTTACGTGCTACACTAGGCACAGTAAGATATGCTAGTGGGCAAATTGCAATGAGAAACAGAAGAAATGTTTCCGTTAAAACGCCCAGTGCTACTATTGGTGTTAGGGGAACAGACTTTGTTATGGTCGTCAATGAGATTGGCGGGACAATGATCACACTTCTGCCAAGCTGTAGTTTTGATATCATTTTACAAGAGACCTCTTGTACTACGGGTGAAATATCTGTAGAGACAGACATAGGAATTGTAATAATGAATCAGGCATTTCAATCAACTATGGTGCAAAGCAGATGGAGTAAGCCAACTCCTCCAATGGTCTTAGACTTAGAAGAGCAAGATATTACCAATCTTCTAATACTAAGAAAGAAGACGCCATACGATGAGGCTGTGGAAAATTCTCAACAACTCTCTAAAATGACGAACTTTCTGGACATCGACTTTCTGAAGTACGATGGGCTAGATTACGATGCATTGGTAGACGATATATCTGGCATATGGATTACTGATCTAAAAGACGCAGATTTTTATTTTGATGAACTGCTAGGGGACATGATAGATCAACTAAATATTCAGATAGCAAAGAGTTTATCAAACGAATTAGAAAAACAGAACGTAGAATTCTTTAGGGTTATAGAATATGGATACGATGAGAAATCTAGAGTAGAACTAGTAGACGAAAATCCTAATTGGAAATTCAGACGTGTAGATTCTTCTACGAGACACATAGTTGAATTATACTTGAGCCAGCAATTTGGCTACGTTATAAATTTGGAGCAGAACGGTGAAGCAATATACGATTACAGGCTTGGTGTTGGTACTAACTTTATCAACATTCAGCAAATACAGTAGCGCAAACGAAATTTACATAAATCAAGTGGGAGACAGTCTCACTATGGAAGTTGTTCAAGATGGTGAGGACAACTATTTCCAGTATTGTACAAACGGCAATGATTCAAATTGTAAAGATGTAGACGGCAACGCACACAACCGTGCAGACGGAGTCGCTAGTGATGATACTACTGTAACAAGTAGTACAGTCGGTAATAACAACCGTGTTGTTGTGGCACACGCAACTGGACAAAACAATACTAATGAGAATATAACCAACATTGACATTGTAGGCGATGACAATAAGGCACAAGTCTTATTTTCAAACCACAGTAGTGGAAGTCACAATTATAGCAACCAAGATTGGGGCGGTACTAAAGAAAGTAATATTCAGATTGACGGCGATGATAATAATGTAAGGGTTAGTAGCGACAGTTATGGGGAAGTCGAATCAAGCATTAGTGTGACAGGTGATGATAACAGCGTAAATCTATGGCAAAGGTCAATGAATAATCTCGCTAATATAGACGTAACTAATGCCGGTGGTCCAGTCAATGCAACTATACATCAACTCGGATCAAGTTATCAAGACACCAATCTGAATTCGATCAGTATTACAAACTATTGCGTAACCTCAACTGGCTGTACAGTAAATATAACACAAAACTAGAAAGACGAAATTATGAGAAAACTTTTATTCTCATCCATATGGAGTATCTTATTATTAGGATTATCAGCATGGATGTACTTCGCAAACCCACCGCTCTTAGAAAGTTTACGTCTCAGATACTTTGACCAACTAATAGTAAATCAGCCAGTCAATCCAAACAACATATATACAATCAACATTGACGAATCTGCTATCACTGAGCATGGTCAATGGCCGTTTGCTAGAAGTGTCTATGGTGATATGATCGAAGACTTATATGCAAGGGGTGCGGGTTTAGTCATCTGGAACGTACTTATGGCTGAGCAGGATAGGGCTGGAGACGATTTAGCCTTGTCAATGACAATGTATGACAACCCAGTTATACTAACACTTTTAGGAAGTTCGGAGAATAAAAATGAGCCGATTAATCCAGGGGCTGCTGTTATCAATTCTGAGTATAGTTATCTTATACCACACGTGGACGGCATCATCGCAAATGTTCGAGATATTGAAGAAGCGGCTGTCGGCTCCGGAATCATCAATACATACCCAGAGGTGGACGGAGTTACAAGAAGGGCGCCTCTCGTTTTCGAATCAGGAGGAATCTTATATCCTAACGTCACGTTGGAAACATTGCGTGTTCTTGCCAATGATCCCTCCTTTCAAATCAAGCTGTCGCCTCTTGGCATCGACAAACTCAGAATACCACAGTTTGGTGTAATTCAAACAAACGAAGTTGGCGAAGTGTGGCTTGATTGGTCACAGGGTTACATATCAAAAAGCATTACTGATTTGCCTGATGACTTTCGAGGTGCTATAGTCTTTGTAGGACCAACAGCGGCAGGAATCACACAGCCTATTGCGACAGCAAAGGGTTCAGTATTCCCACATGAGATACAGGCTACTATGTTAGCCACTGTATTCAACGAATCGAACATCACTAGACATCCAGACGCTAAAGCGTGGGCTGAATTGGCAACACTCGTTCTAGGCGGTCTTATCATTATATTCGTCTCACGTTGGTTATGGCTAGGAATACCAGTATTTGTATTGACCATTAGTGGCTTAGTCGGTGGTTCTATCTGGGCATTTACAAAGCATTCTCTACTAGTTGACGGTGCTACAATTGCTGGCATTCTTTTTGTAGTTGGTGCTAGTAGGTACATAGTCAAGTTCGTAGATGAGTTTCTACAGAAGCAAGCAATCAAAAAACAATTCGCTGGTTATGCCAGTGCAGAAGTTGTACGCATTCTGCAAGAGAATCCTGCGCTAGTAAAAAATGGTGTAAAGAAAGATGTCTCTATCGTGTTCTCTGACTTGAGAGGCTTCACGCCACTAGGAGAGAGTTTTGGTGATGATGTAGGCGGGTTGACTAAGATAATGAATGGTTACATGGACGCTATCACTCAGCCAATCTTAGACTCAAACGGAATGGTAATAAAATACATTGGTGATGCATCAATGCATATTCACAATGCGCCACTAGATGACGTAAATCATCCAAAGACTGCCGTACAGTGTGCATTAGATATGCTCAAAGCAGTTGAGTTATTCAACGTCAAGATTATAGGAGAAGGGCGACCACCAGTTGGCATGGGTGCTGGTATCAATACAGGTCTAGGTTACATTGGTGAGATGGGGTCTACTAAGCGACACTCATACGATGTTCTGGGTGACGCAATCTCTACAGCCGCTAGAATCGAATCTAAGTGTAAAGAGTATGGCATGGTACTACTCGTTGGCGGTGCAACATATGAACAAACAAAAGATGATTTCTTTTATCTAAAGTTAGATGATCTAGCTGTAAAGGGTAAGACTGTAGGCATTGGCATCTATACAGTACTAGACGATGTGAGAGCATGTTACAGTACTAGCCGACACACCCACAATGCTATGCGTGATGCATACCTAGACCAAAGATTCGAAGAAGCAATGAACATGTGTGATAATTTGAAAGGACAGTTCGATGGCAAAATGGATGGATATTACGATATGTGGATTGAACGTTGTGATTACATGCGAACTCAAACGCTTGAAGAAGACTGGGACGGAATCTTTAGAGCAACAACAAAGTAAGGAACCTGCCTATGGACTCGAAGAAAAAGTCCAATCAATCAAAGAACGCATTGAAGACTTCAATTCACAGACACAGGGGATTTTCACACAAACCTCGCAAGCTAGATTACAATCCGGTTTTTATGATCAACGGAAAACTCAACCCAGAGTACAAGAGAAAGCCAGTAAGAATTCCAATGCCGAAACCCTCAAGAGAAAGTTGAAAAAAATATAATTTTGTGCTTGACAGGTACCTACTTTGACAGTATAATGATCTTATGTGATTAATAATAAAGGATCATTGAGGCTATATTATGAAACTGAAAAATGTAATGTCAGGTACACTGACTGCTATCACACTGGCTTGCGTCTCTTACATGGCGTATGCTGAAGCTTTACAACAAGAGGAGCAATCTGTACAGGCAGATTATACTGCACAGCATCACTGTCTAGCACTGAATCTATATCACGAAGCACGTGGTGACAGTAAGCTTGGTCAAATTGCTGTAGGCTATGTAACACTCAATCGTGTACAAAGTCGTAACTATCCTAATACTGTTTGTGATGTTGTCTATCAGGCACATCTATCATCAAGTGGTAATCCGATTAGAAATAAATGTCAATTCTCTTGGTACTGTGATGGTAAGAATGATACACCTTACGATCTACGTAAATGGAATCAAGTGAAAGACGTGGCTCATCAAGTGCTGAGTCAATACGGAGTTGACGAAGACTTCACAGAAGGTGCTATTATGTATCACGCATCTTATGTAAACCCTTACTGGGCAGATTCTTACGAGAAGACTGTTCGTATCGACACTCATATATTTTATAAATAGGAGTATAGCAATGACTACTTACGGAGAAACAACGTGCAATCCTTTGCAAACTATTTTCAAGACACTGCCCTTGTAGAAGAAGCAGTACGAGAAGAATACATTTCAGAACAGTATGAAGTTCTACTAGAGAAACTAATCACCTTTGGCGGTGTAGCCTATCCTAAATTCGGTAACATTGTCATCATGGCAGGTGGTGCTGGATCTGGTAAAGGTTTCGTCAAAGACAAACTTGTTGGAATTGAAGGTCGTGTATTCGATGTTGATGAACTCAAGAAGATGGCAGCCGCATCACCCGCAATTCAAAGAAGAGTAAAGAAAGAATTGGGTGTTGATATTCAAAGCGTTGGCTCTGATCTGAAGAAGCCTGAAAACGTTGCTAAGATGCATGAGATTGTTGGCGAATATCTTGACTTAGATAATCGAATCAAGAAGTCTCTATACAGTGGTATCATGCTTGCTCATCCTGATCGTAAGCCCAATATCATTTTTGACGTAACTCTAAAAGACTTACGCAAACTAGAGGCATTGACACGTCAAGCTGGTAACCTAGGATATGATAAGAAGAACATTCACATTGTCTGGGTAGTCAACGATATTGAAATTGCTAAGTCACAAAACTTATCACGTGACCGTATTGTACCTGTAGAGATTCTAGTGAACACACACCGTGGTGCTTCACAGACTATGCAAGACATTCTCAATATGGGCACTAAACTCAAGAAATATATGGACGGTGATATCGTATTTGCATTCAACAAAGTGGGTGTAGATAGTGACGTTGCTAAGTCTGGTAAAGGCGGCATGTACATCAAAGATGCCAATTACTTTTACGCAAAACGTGCTGGTAAAGATGCGACTCCAGTAGCGAAGCTTGAGAAGGACATCAAGCGAAAGGTCGCATCTTACGTACCTAAGCCTGATAGCTGGGAATAATAACATGGGAATATATAATGAATTTGAAAGAACTAACGTGGGAAAACCACAAGAGCGCAGAACGTAAAAAATTTGCAAGTGTGTTGATGAGTGGCAAGATCACTCCTGAATTATATTATCGATACCTTACTAATCAGTTTTACATGTACAATATCTTAGAGGCAAGATTACGCAATCTCGCACCTGAGTTAGGATCTACTGGCGTGTTTCGTGCAGAAGCAATTAGATGCGATATGCAGGAACTAGAAGAAGAACACGGGTTTGTATTCGACCCAAGACAACTATCTACTGTCACATCTGAATACGCAAATCATATTGAAAATCTAATGTTGAATGAAGACGTTGATGGTCTTATCGCACACATGTATGTACGTCACTTTGGCGATATGTATGGTGGTGCAATGATCGCTAAACGTGTTCCTGGTTCAGGTAAAATGTACCAGTTTGAAGACAAAGAGAATTTGAAAGTACATCTGAGAGGCTTACTCAATGATGATATGGCAGATGAAGCCAATAGATGTTTCGAATATGCGATTAGACTATTTGAGGAGTTAGGCGATTATGCAAGTCTGGGATCATCTGATTAGTCTTCAAGATTACTTTATAGGTGAGTTTGAAGATGACGGAGTTGAAGTATTTGAAGAAGGCATGGAGAGATTCAATCAAGAGGGTTGGGTCAATCGTGTTTGGAAAAGCACATCGTATCGTAGAGCCCACGTAGATGTAGTAGATGCACGTAAAGAGAAGAACTTGTGGATGATGCACGTATGTATTTTTCCTCACATTACTTCTGATGCACCTATCTTTGGCTTCGATGTTATATGTGGACCCAACAAGATGACTGGAGCATTTCACGACTTTAGTCCCACAACAAATCAAACACATCCAATGATCGAACACTTCGGCAAGACTGTTGAACAACTAGAGTGGAAAAGAGAGCGTGAACTGCCTGATTGGGCAAAAGCTATATTCTCTGGCTCTATGATGGCCGCAGGTAATGTACGAGAAGATACTGAAATAAATCAAGTAAGATATACTGTAGAGAATACGTTGCAGTACTATCTTGATAACGTAGGAAACTATTCTGGTAACTCAGATGAGACGCTAGTGGTAGAAGCACAGAACAACTATGCACATTACCAGAAACAGAATCCTCACACACCCAGAGTCATGAAATCTATCGGACTCGACCCAGATGATGTTGATGCATTTGTGCAACATTGTCTATTTCCTGAAATAAAAACTTGACAAAAAACTGAGTCTGTGTTATAAATAGACTTGTAATTGTTGATACGAATCAACGCATGGACTGGACTCGGGTGCGAATCCCGACAGCTCCACCATAGATACACTATTAACAAAACAGCCGTGGCTGGCTCGC